AGGTAAGATTAAGTGCTTTGAAAAATGCTGATGATTTTGCTAAAAAAACATTTATAGCACTTAGGAAAGATGATTCAACTTGGCATAGATTTTTACGTTTCTTTAGAATAATCGCACCACAAAGTTTATAATGGAGATAATTTTCAATGTTCGTGGTAACCGTAAACAGTTAGAATGTGCTAAAGCGTGGATAAATGATGATATAAGTGAAATATTATATGGTGGTGGTAAAGCGGGTGGTAAAAGTTGGCTAGGAGTTTCTCTTATATTTGGTGATGCATTTATGTATCCTGATACAAGATATTTTATAGCACGTAAAACACTTGCTGATTTAGTAAAATTTACTTCAGGTACAATAGGTAAGGTATTTGCAGATTGGAAGATTAATGAAAGTATGTATAAGTTCGATGGTAAAAACAATGTATGGAATTTACATAATGGGAGTAAGGTTTTCTTTTTAGATGCTAAATGGATTCCATCAGATCCAACTTATGCTCGTTTTGGTTCTATGGAAATGACACGCGGCTGGATCGAAGAAGCTGGTGAATTTGAAGATGAGCGTTGTGTTACTTCTTTAGCTAATAGTTTAGGTCGTTGGAGAAATAAAGAAACTGGGCTGAAACCTAAATTACTACAAACTTGTAACCCTGCCAAAAATTACTTATACGAAGAATACTATCTTAAAAAAAAGGATGGTGAATTACCACCGCACAGAGCATTTATTCAAGCATTAGTTGGTGATAATATTGCATTAGGTCAAGAAGTGATAGATGATATGACTAGACGTATGGCGAAAGACACATCAGCATTACAACGTTTGGTGTATGGAAATTGGGAGTATGATGATAATGAGTTGTCTATTTTCGATTATGAAAAGATTATCGGTTTATTTACTAATGAATATGTACCAAAAACAGGAAATAAATATTTAACTGCTGATATTGCTTATGAAGGTAGTGATATTTTTGCTATTGGTATTTGGGATGGTTTTGTCTTAGAAAAAGTTATTGATATTGAGAAAATAAGTGAAGTCTTGGTTTCTCAAAAAATACACCAATTAAGATTAGAATATGGAATACCAATAAGTAATGTTATTTACGATGCTGATGGATTGAGAACATTTGTAAAAAGTAGTGTTAAAAATGGACATTTAAAAGGTGCAAAAGCGTTTAATAATAATTCAAAAGCATTAAGTAGCGAAAATTATATTAATCTTAAAACACAATGTTATTTCAAATTAGCAGAAATGACAAAAAAGGGTGATATATTTATACAAGACTTAAAACACAAGAAACAAATAGTACAAGAGTTAGAGCAAATTTGCAGACAACCTGATAATAATGATGGTAAAATTAGATTAGAGAAAAAGTCAGATTTAAAGAAAAGATTATTACGTAGTCCTGATTTTGCCGATATGATGATGATGCGAATGTTAACCGAAGTAAATTCGTCACAACCACAAAAGATTATTTGGTAATTAAATTAAATTTTTGTATATACAATTTTTTAACTAACTTTGTACCTTAAATATTTTACATATAATGAAACTATCACAAAAGGAAGCATTAGAATTAATAAAGAAAAATCAAACACCAACACGTTTAGTAGAGAAATTACGTAAGGAATCTGAAATGCTATATGCTTTAATTGAAGGTGATTCATTTAAAGAAAAGTTAATTGACCAAATAGAATTTATTGAAGGAAGTAGCAAATCAATAGCACGTAAGAAATATTCAAGGGATATTCAAGACTTTTTTGAAAGACTATTCCAACCTTTAGAAAATATTTGGTATGCGACAGGCGGAAATAAAGTTTACGATATTGATGACGAAGATATAAAAAGAGAATTTTTATTCTCAATTTCAAACATAAAAGATAGTAATACACTTTCACATTGGATTCAAAATACAGGTATTAATTTATCTCACGTTGACCCGAATGGTGTAATGTTTTTAGAATATACAACGGAACATAAAAAGGAAGTTTACCCAACTTACAAATCTATTAATGATATTCGTTCTTATTCAAAGAGGGGTCAATTATTAGATTGGATATTATTTGAGCCTATTAAAGCAAAATTTCAAGGTCAAGATGTTAAACTTTGGCGAATAGTAGATGACACAATTGATAGAACATTTGTAGAGTTAGGACAAGAGTTTATTTATTCTGAACAAATGAGTTTCAATCATCCTTTTGGAGAAGTTCCAGCTTTACTAAATTCAAACATAGTAAAAACAGGAATGGATTATAGAATTTCTCCTATTACACCAATTTTAGGACTTTCTAAAGAATATGCACGTGACCAATCAATAAAAACCATCTATAAATTTACGCAAGGCTTCCCTATCCATTGGAGATATGTTACTGAATGTGATGAATGTAAAGGTAGAGGTAAAAATGATGATGGAGATAATTGTAGTTTTTGCGATGGTAGAGGTTATTTAACAAAAGGTGATGTTACGGATATGGTTACTTTACCCGTTCCAACTGCTGACCAAGCCACAATAGCACCGAATATTGCAGGTCATATTAAACCTGATAACGAAACTTGGAATCAATATACAACTGAATTAGCTACTTTAGAGCGTATAGCAACGATTACTTATTGGGGAACACCGCTTAACTCAATTGAAACTTTTGGAGGTCGTAAAACAACAACAGAGGTATTGTTCAATAAGCAACCTATAGAGAATAGATTAAATAAATATGCTGATTATGGTGAGTTTATTGAATGGAAAATGTCTGAATGGATATTGAATTTTATTGATGGTCAAAAACCTAGAAAAGAAAGCAGTATAGTTATAAACTATGGTAGAGATTATGTAATAGAGCCTAGTGATACTATATTAGCACGTTATGAGGAGGCTAAAGGAAAACAAGAGAATGATGTGATAATGGATGAATTATTTAGACAATATTTACAAGCAACATATCGCACAAACCCTGTTGAATTGGCTAAAAACTTAATAAAATCAGAAGTTGAACCGTATTTACATCAGAATTTAAAAGATGTATTTGATATTTTTGGTAGTGAAGAAGCTCAAAGAAAGATTTTGTTTAGCAAATGGTGGGGAACATTAATAAAATTAGATTATAGGAAAACTAAAGAACAATTATCGAGTGAATTTGATGCTTGGTTTGAAAAAAATAAAAAAGTAATAGAAAAAGTGGTTGAAACACAACCAATAGTTAATTAAATAAATAAGTAATGCAAGAAACAACAATGGTATCGTGTATCGTATATCGACTATTAAAGGAGGGTAATAGTTATGTTAAAAACGGTAAAAAAGTAGACAGAACAGATATTATTCTGCCTAGAGGTTATGTCGAAGAAAAAAATTATAGTTGGGAAACTAACGGACTTTGGCACGAAAAAGATGAAGAAAAAACAACGTTATTTTACGAGAAACAGGCGTTAAAGTACAAAAACAAGGAAAAAGCACAAAAGAAAAAAGGTCAATTAACTGAAGTTATGACTGAAATTCTTGATAATGCAAACAAACCAATTGAATTAGATGAAGATGTAGATGAATTGGTATTACTGAAAGCTGAATATTTCGAGAAATTCGGAAAGAAAGCACATCATTTATGGAAAGTTGATAAACTTAAAGAAAAACTACAATAATGGCAATAGAGAATTTAGAAGCGGTGGAAAAATCGCTAGGATTAGAGGCAGGAAAGCTAAGTGAAATGATTACAAGTGAGGAAAATCACAAAATTGATTTAGAAAGCAGAATATCTTTCTCAAAAGAAGATTACGATGCTCGTATAAACAATATTAAAAAAGAAACGAAGTTTAATTCGGTTGAGGAAGCTATTAAATTAGCACGTAGAGATAACGAATTAGATTTTACAGGTAAAACAATGGAGAATTTACTCGAAGCCTATGGTAAGAAAGTAGAATCTCAAAGTAAAATTGAACCTGAAAAAAGATATTCAGATTTAAACGATAACTTCAAAAAACTACAAGAAGTTAATCAAGGATTGGAAAGTAAATACACTACTTTAGAATCCGATGTTAAGAAAAGAAGTCAAAATAGGCAGATTAATGAAACCTTATTAAAAGATATTCCTGATAACACAACAATAGATAAAGATGATATTTTAGCGATTATGAAAGCTAAATATGATTTCAATATTGGAGAAGATGGTTTTGAAATTATTGATAATGGGAAAGTTTTGAAAAACGAAACTTCTATGAATAATTTAACACCAACTGAATTTCTTAAAACCTTTATCAAGCCTTATATTAAAGAGGTTGAAGGTGGTAAAGGTGGTAAAGACATAAGGGGAAATGCTAAAGAGGGCACTTTCGAGGCTTGGGATATCCAAATGAAAGAACAAGGAATTTCAGGTCAAGAATATACTTTAAGGATGCAAAAAGCATTTTCAGAAGGTACACTTAAAATGTAATAAATAAAATAGATATTGAAAAAATCTATGTAGTTTCATTAGTATATAGATTTTTTTGATTATCTTTGTTACAATATATTTAGACAGTTGTGCTTTGTGCTAAAAGCGTGGTCTATTGCGTGTCAGCAAAATATTCAATAAAAAAAGAGTTTAATTTTAAATAATAAATAATGGCAAATAGAACATTAGCTAATTTTAGTACTGCACAAGCAAGACTATTAGGTGCGTTTCAAGCACAAGAATTACGTTACAGAAACCCTGTAACATATCTTGCTTTTCTTCTTTCAAGTAATATTATGTTCCCTAATTATTCGGAACTAAGATTAAGAGAAGATAGAGCAATTGATACGAATTACAAAGTACGTTCAAGTAGAGCGTTAGGAGCCGCAGGTAGGGTATTTAACCATACTGGCGTAAAAGGAGATACTGGTGTATTAACACCATCTTGGGCAACTTATGATGATGGATTTAGTATGTCTTTAAAACAAGCTGATAACTCACTTTATAGTATAGATGAGCAATTAGCACAAGAAATGCAAACAATTACTTCTAACTTTGCAGAAGGATTAGAAACTGTTGCAACTGCATATATTTTTGCACAACGTAGTGGTGTGAATATCGCAACTGCTGAAGGTACTTTTGATGCATCAGCTGCTGCTTTTGAAATTACCGATGCTACAAATGGAAATAGAGCAATTCAAATCTCTAAATCTGCAATGCACGTTAATAAATATTCAGATTCTAATTTAGTAGCTTTCTGTGATACTGTTGCATACAACAAATTCTTATTTGATGCTGCACAAGGAGCGCAAAACTCAACTAACTTATCTTTTCAATATAATGGTGTTACTTATGTACATTCAGTTGAATTAGGTGCTTTAGCTGTTGCTGTTGATGCAACTCACGTTAAAGGATATTGGATTATGGCTGAAATGGGAACATTTGGTGTTTTACCTTGGATTCCTAAACAAAACAGAAATGGTGTAGAAACATCTGTTGATGTATATACTTCAATGGTTAGTCCTGTTGATAATAATATGTATGCTGTACATAGTTATGAGGATCGTGCTGATGCAAGTGGGTCTAATGGCTCTGCACAAGATACTGTAACACAAGTTGAGGTTAGTATTGATGTTGCTTTAGTAAAAGCACCTTTAACGACTGCAAACGAAACTATTTTCCAAGCATTTGCTTTAATATAATATGTTTCAAGTAGATAAAATATCAACAAAATTATACGGTCTAGTCGGGTTAAGAGATTCTTTTAACCCTGACTATGCAGTATTAGATTCTGATAATCAAATTAGTCGAAGTGGCTATTATGTAACTGACAACGCTTATGTGAAGTTAGAGTACATAAAAGATTCACAAGACTATAAAGATATTTCTGATACAGACTTTAATGTATATTTGAAACGTTTACAAAATTCAAGTATAACTAATGTTTGTCATAGGGTATTTAATAGGTTTGATTATTTGGATAGAAATCTACTTTATACAAACGCACAAAATAAGGTTAATCAAGAAACTTTAATTGATGGATTTGTAGGTTATAGAATAGAAGTATCAAGAGAAAGTGATATTGCATTTGAAATTAAGCGTGTGTTGTTAGACTTCGACACGTTGGGCGACTTTAAGTTAATGCTCTTTAATACATCAAAGCAAACACCAATTTTTGAACAAGCTATTACAATAACCGATAAAACACAAGAAATAGTTTTAGATTGGAAAATTGA